GGTTTTATTAAAAAATAAAACGTGCCTTTCATTAATACTCAAGATTATATTCAACTGATATAGCCATGTTTTTATTAAAATCTTTCCAAGGTAAAACCTCGTTATTTTTTTCAATTAAAACACTGAACTTGTCTTTAGATTCTATAATGTCACATATAATGTGATTTCCATAGACCTCTTGACCAACTGAATAATGCATTGCATCGTTCTTATAATCTCTACCTATACTAATCTTTCTTATCAGTTTCATTGTTTATTTCTCCTGTTTTAACATTAATGTTTACAGAACCATACTTTTTTTCAAGTGTGTCTTGTAACAACTTAAGGTTTTGATTTAATTGATTAAATTGGGCAGCTAGATTTAATTTACCTAATTCTAACTCACCAATTCTTATTTGAACGCCGTTAATATTTTTTATATTTTCTTGTAATTCAGCTAATTCTTTTTTCGTTATTTTTTTTGCCATTTTATTAAATTTTAGTTCACTTTTATATTATCACGCAATTGTCACGCTTTTTACTTCTTCTTTGGTTCTGCTATAAACCAATCTTTATACATTTCTCGTTTTTTAAGTATGTATTCCATGTATTTATCTATCTTTTCTTTCCAATTTTTGTCTACAGCTGGATTTATAATGCCAGATTTTGGACTTGAAAAGCATTTATTGATATAATTTTTAATATCATGTTGATTATCAAGCAAATGATTGTTAATACAGTAAAAAGATCCCATTTGTATGTTATTCCAAACATCAATAGGTTCTATTTTTTTACCTAAAACAGCTGCATATACCATACTTTCACTAATATGTGTAGTATATACATTATTTGCCTTTTGTAAATAGTAATACATATCTATATCCCTTGGTAATATATTGCTATCGCCAAAAAAGTCCTTTAATTCACCAATAATTTGATGAGTTGTTATAGGATGTGGCTTAAAATACATGTTATTACCATGTTTATTTGCTAAAAACTTTAATCTATTTAAGCAAATATTAGATTTTACTTTATTTGAGCCAGGTAATATAACAATATTATCTTTTGGCTCATATTGATCAAACTTAGAGTTTCTATCTTGATACTTATTTGCATTTTTACTCATAATATTTTCAATTAAATAAGATGAATAGTCAACAACTTCACAATTATCAGCATAAGCATCGATCATTTGAGCATATCTTAGCTTTACGTTAAGTGGTTGTATGTAAAAACTTGTCGCAAACTCAGTATAAGCTAATGTTTTGAAATAAGGCATTTCATCAGCCATCACATCATAGCTAAATTCAATACCAGCTTCAGTACATCTTCTTATAAAGTATCCTTCTACTTGTTCTAAGTCTTCTAATTTTTTATTTTTTTTGAGATGGCCAATTCTTTTGTCCAGCTCACGTCTGTTAAACATTTCCATATAATTAAATTTAATTTATTAGTATTATAATAGTTACACGTTTTTACACTTTTCTACCTGTCAAACGATACATCACCTAATTGACCGTAATTACTAGGATCACCGTCGTACCAGTTTGTGTTAGTTTCAAATGTAGTAGTAGTACTCGTATTAAACACTGTAGTCGTGTTAAATGTTGTAGTTGTACTTCTTGTAGTGTTAAACGTTGTGGTTGTAGCAGTACTTGTACTAAACGTAGTCGTAGTACTTCTTGTAGTATTAAACGTAGTTGTAGTATTTTTTGACGTACTAACTGTCGTAGTTCTACTAGTATTAAAAGTAGTAGTTGTAGTTGTGTTAAAAGTCGTAGTTGTGTTAGTACTAGTATTATAAGTAGTAGTTGTAGACTTAGTTGTATTAAAAACAGTCGTTGTACTCTTACTTGTACTAACAGTTGTTGTTCTACTTGTGTTAAATGTCGTAGTAGTAGCAGTGTTAAACGTAGTAGTAGTACTAGTACTTGTATTAAATACTGTAGTCGTGCTCTTAGATGTGTTAAATACCGTAGTTGTGCTTTTAGAAGTACTAACCGTAGTCGTTCTACTTGTTTCAAAAGTAGTTGTAGTACTAGTATTAAAGGTTGTTGTAGTTGTAGTACTAGTATTGAAAGTTGTAGACGTTGATTTAGTAGTATTAAACGTAGTCGTTGTTGATCGAGATGTACTTACAGTAGTGGTACGGCTCGTGTTAAACGTGGTCGTCGTACTAGTGTTGAACACAGTAGTTGTACTCTTAGACGTATTATAAACAGTAGTAGTTGACTTACTTGTAGACACTGTAGTAGTCTTAGATGTATTAAAAGTAGTCGTAGTACTGGTATTAAATGTAGTCGTAGTGCTTTTAGATGTATTGTAA